TTTTAAAACTTTTTTAAGATCCTTGACGCTTGTCTCTGTATTCACGACACCTTTACTAAAAATTCTCTTAAAATTTTCAGTGTATAAATCATTCGCAGGTCTTGATTTACCGTCGTACTTAAATTTCTTCGTCATTACTTCTCCTCTCGTTTAAGACTCTAGTTATATTTACTATATCAGATAACCTAACCTGATTTTTTCTATTATTACATCCCACACAACAGAAAACTATATTATGTCTACTATACGTTAAAGTCGTATCTAGTCTATCAATTGAAAAATTAGTTTCTATACCAGATCTTCTTCCTCTAGTATGTCCTTCACCACATATACCTAAATCCCGTTGATAGGTCCAAGGTTTTCTGCAGTACTCACAATTTCTACCGTAGTCTTGAATATACAACATCAATTCATCATAGACTTCTTGTTTGTCTTTAAACTCTGGGACCCAAACTTTTCTTCTAGCTTTTCTTTTTGCTCGTGCAAATATTCCATTTATTACTTCATTAACATAGCCTCTTTCTGTGTTAATATATTTGTGATTAGCAATAGCAATTTTATCTTTGTTTTCAGCACGATACTTAACTTTTCTTTCTTTATCGCAAGGCGTGCAGCAGAAATTATAACGTCCGTTATGACTTAAATAAAATTGATTCATAGGTAGTTCTTTTTTACAAATACTGCATTTTTTATCCACAGATACATCCTACAAAACTACCACTCCCATCATTCATAATGTGCAGGTTTATTGTGTCTGCGTAGCCGCTTAGTTTTAATCTTAGTATCTCGCATAGGTCCATGCAGTCTACTGGTGCCAATAAAGATATATGTTCCATCACTTGCTTTGTGACAGGAATTAATTGATAAAGTCCGTCGTCTAATATTATTAGTTCCATACATTATTCTTTGTTTTCTTTAGCATCATAACTTTTTGTGCCCCATGTAATAACTTTCTTTAACCCTTTGGCTTCTAATTTTAAATTAGCATAAGGTTTCCACGCCCTGGTAATCATATTGAGTTCTAATAATAGAACGTTCCATTGTTTTAAACTTATGTTATCGCTGCTTATAGTTAATTTTTTCATGTTTAATTAATTGTTTGAACATTGTGGTATAAGGATTAAAATCAAAATCCCTACTGCACCCTGTGGACGCCATCAGAATCAATAATAATATCATCAACTTCATCTGCATTAACCTCCCCTTGACTGTCACAAACCCCACACTGAGCTGTAACTTCTTCTCTAGTTAGTTCGTAGGGTACTCTAACGTACCCATTACCTTTACAATGCGGACACGTTACTTTAATCGGTTTTTCCGTTGCCATTTGTTTTTCCTTTTTTTATACGTTTCATTTCTTTCTCAACTATGTACTCTAAGGTTTTTGATAAGGACAATGGGACCTCAAAGATTTGTTTACTCAGTGTCATGACATCGCTATAAGTAGCTTTGTTAACACAGATGTTTTTAAATTTAGTAGTATCTGTCATATTTCTCCTTGTTAGATAGTATGGGATAATATATAATAACAAAAAGATGTCAATAAAAAAATATGAAATATGTTTTATTAATGGTTTTATGTAGTGAGCTTGCAGGCAATCAATGCAAGGTTATTCCTACGCCTACAATTTTATTCAATGATTATAGCAGCTGTATTGTTTATGGTTATGATTATTCACACACTTTAATGGCCGGTTTTGATCCAGAATGGACTAATAGTATGTTAGCTTATACAAAATTTTCTTGTAAAAAAGAAACTGTTACTTGACAGCAACAGTAATGTGATATATTTGTCACTACTTCACACCTTTTTTCTTTCTGCCTTTATTTCTTTAAAGGCAGGAAGTTATCTTCCCTGGCCTTGATATTTCTTGTGTCTATTATTTAATTTTTCTGATTTTGATTTAGATTTTTTATGTTTTCCCGGCCGCTTCTTAGGTTTGTCACGGGGTGCAAATTCTGCGCCTTTAGCTTTTTTCATTGTTACCTTTTAGATTCATAAGATCATCTGTTTTGCTATTCATAATAGGCATGTAACTTATCTTACCATTTATTTTTTGTTCTAAATCAAAACCACAACTCATGCATCTAAAAACTGTTTCATAGATAGATACTAACACAGTGTAACTATTGCATTGTGGACAATCTCCATTTACAACTTCTGCTGAAACCTGTGCACCTTGTTTAAGGTATTTTAATTTTTTCTTAGGCATAACCATGCGCTTTCAAACATGTCGGACAAGACTTTTTAAATCTAACATGTTGGCTGCATTTAAAAACTGTTATTTCTGGTTCAGGTATATCTTCATAGAATTCTAAGTGTTCATCTTTTTGTTTTGTGGGTGTAAATATTTTTTTTAATAATTTAATAAACATCTTTTATCTCTTTCCAAGGTGTATTAATAATTTTTGAATTATCTAAATGAGGTTGTTTAATATTTTTATTGTTATTTAAAATAATTTCAGTAGTTTCTGGATCCGTGTCCATTGGCACTTGCCCAATAAAAAAAGATTTATCTAACTCTTTTTGTTTTACTGGTTTAGGGACTAGTATTTGATTTGTTATATCTTTTACAACTGTCATTACTTTAGTATAAGCTTTTTTATAGATTTTTCACCTAAATAAATTTCTGTTTCTGCCATTGATTTTATACACTGGTATTCAACATTAGTGTTGACAGCTCTATTAGCAATTCTTTTACCTTTTAAACAATCACTCATTGCTGGTTGTATTCTATGTTCTTTTATTTCACCATTAACAATCATTAATAATGCAATAACCATTTCAGTCATACTGTTTTACCCTTGTTAGGCCCTTGCTTTAACACATATTTTTGTGTACCATTCCTGCCAGTTTCTACTTCTTTTTTTAAATCTTTTACAAACTTCATTTGTTTTGCTTTTTTTGACATCGAATCAATGTAATCTATAATTTGTCTACTAATGCGCCCCGTTGCCATTTGCCCTTACCTTATCTTTTAAATCTTCAATATCTTTTAATGCTTTTTCTAATTGATCTCTTAAAAATTCTATATTAACTTTGTTTGTCATATTCATCTCTTGAGTCTCTTCCATCTTTTCTACAGACTTATATAAATCTTCCAATAAAAAATGTTGCTCCTGATCCACGGGGACCTGTTCAGATTTTTTTAATAAATCATTTGTAAACAACTCACGTGATGTCTCCAACGATACTAATCTTGAAGTCAGCTCTGTATATCCAAGTACACCCATAGCAACTAAAATTATCAAAGAGGCTACCGTTTTCATCGGCATCTGTACAGCAGCTGATTCTGATATGTTTAATGGTTTATTTGACATTTTTTTTCTTCTTACCACATTTACATCTCGGTCCTGCTAATTTGTTAGCAATCCATTCCGTAATATTATCAATTTTTCCGAAGAAACTATATAAGAATTTATCAATCATTTTTAGGTTTTGGTAGAGGAAGTATATAGTCTTTTGGTGGAATTTTCAATTTGCTTTTACTAGGTCCTATGATCTTATCCCCCATTAATTTAAGGTCTGGGTTCTCTTTTTTGTAGCCATCCTTCATATCATCCCACAAACTTTGAGAATCATCAGGTCTGGTAGTGTCTCTTGTAGGAGTAATACCTCTACATTTCATAACTAACAATCTAAAATTTTTATTTTGTGCAAGGCTTGGGTTATTATTAACTCGACCACACATCTTCATTAATTCTAATTGTTGTTTGAGTTGTACGTTTTCATTTATAGTTTTACAATCTACACCTAAATATTTTCTGTATGTGAAACTTAAATATTGTTGTTCGTTAGTGCTGTTGTCTGAGTAATTATAATCAGTATCACGTCTTTCTGTTCTAACTTCCATGTCACCACATCTTGCACCATATTCGTTAAGATATTCGTTTCTACTATGTGCAGGTCCACCAAACAATGCTAACAAAGTCATCATCACAATAAGTATGGCTGTAAATCTGTAATCCATCCTGAGAATCTCCATACATTACCTGTTTAAATCCTTAATGTCGTAGCTGTGTTCTCTAACTTGATCTGCAAGTTGTCTGTATAAATTTTCTGCCATCTGCCACGTAGATTCTGCAGAAGTTAGTCTTGTGTTTTGATCTGTAATTTTTTCTTGTGCAACTTTTAAATCTCTTTGAAGATTTACTATTTGAGTTTGATTGTCGTTGATTGTATCTGTTAGATTAACAATATATCTAACACCAGTGAACGTTCCAACTAATACAGAAGCTATTACCGGTACTAATATAAAATTTTTTTTGAACAGTTCTGCTATATTCATTGCGGTCTCGTTTCATACTATAAAATTAATAATGCAACGATAACTACGATAACTATTATAGAAACAACTTTATGCTCTGTAGCAAAATGTGTCACTAATTGTTTAATTTTATCCATATATCCCCCTTAATGTATATCACCCCAATTTTTACCCTTCTCGTAGTCTACCTTGTTTGGTATCTCCAAGTCAACTGCAGATTCCATTATTTCTACAATCTTCTTAGCTTGTTTATCATCTTCTACGGATATATCAAGTTCATCATGAATTTGTATATGTGCTACAATGCCTTCCTTATATAATTCCAGCATAGATTTTTTAGTCATGTCTGCTGCACTACCCTGAATTAATTTATTTAAAGCTTTGTAAGTATAAGCTCGCTTGATGCCTGGTCCATGTTCTTGGACAGCTTGATCAAAGGGTAATGCCTTATGCATACCAAAACTATTTGGTTCCCATAGGTGAAACCTACATAATCTACCAAGTAAAGTTCTAATCTGTCCCCGTTGCTGCGCTCTGTTAGATACAGACCTTGTCAAACTTTTTACAAACGGAACTCTCTCATGATAAATTGAAAATAATTCTTCAGCTTTGTCTTTTGATACACCTAGTTCAGCTTGTAGTTTAGCTTTACCCATACCATAAAACAATCCTAAGTTAATTGTTTTAGCTTGGTCTCTTGGTATCTCAGCCATTTCTGCAACAATAGTATGAAAATCTGCATTGCCGTCATCATAAGCATCTTTAACATTAAAGACGCTGGTATCTTGATCCAGGGATGCATAGTGAACTACTAATCTTGGTTCTTGTTGTGAGTAGTCAAAACATCCCCAATCGCAACCAGACTCAGGTATAAAGAGGGATCGAATCAATGGACCTAAATCTTTGTTGCGAGCAGGAATTTGTTGTAAATTAGGATTAGAATAAGAGAATCTTCCTGTTACAGTTCCTCCACTATCTGATCTAATCTGATTTATATCTGCATGAATACGGCCGTTGTATTCATGTTTTATAATTGTATCTATAAAAGTTGTATGAGCCTTGTTAATTTCTCTAGCTTTTGCTATAAGATTAACCGTAGGATTTTTATGACTCGAAAGAAAATTTTTAGTAAAACTAGGTGCTTGTGTTTTTAAAGTTCTTTCATACTCTAACCCAAGCTTATCAAAAACTTTGGCAATCGACCGTGCTGCCCATATTTGAGTGTCTATTCCTGTTTCTGTTTTTACTTTTTGGAGTAATATTTCTTCTTGTGATGCTAACTGTTGCTTCAATTTATGAGCTGCTTCAACGTCTACACGTACTCCCTTAAATTTCATATCAACCAGGCAAGGAAATAAATCTGTCTCTAATTCAAAAATAGATCCTAGGTCCTGGTCAATTAGTTCCTTCTGCATTACTTTCCATAAATTTAATGTAAGTTCTGCATCACGTTCAGCATAGTTACCAACATACATAGAAGGTAACTTCCACATGTCAGCTTTAGGATCTAATCCCCATTCTTTTGCTACCTGATTTAATTCTGTTTCATTTTTACCTTGGCCACAATAATCCCAACCTAAACTATTAAGATCAAATCTAAATCTATTTTCATTTACTAGCGATGCTGCAATCATGGTGTCAACAATTTGTCCGTTAATTTTTATTCCCATGGACCTAATCCAGCACACATCATACATAGCGTTGTGAAAAACTTTAATTGCTGGAGACTCACAAAGGTCTGTAAACCATTGAATTACTTTACTTTTTTCAAGGTTACCACCACCTTCATGATCAAACGGAAAATACCCAGAGTAACCATCTACAGCTACAGCTATCCCTACAACTTTACCACGACCTACAACAGCACCTGACCCCATTGTTTTTAAATCTGGATCACATGTTTCTAAATCAATTGCAATAGTCTCAGCTTGTCTAAGATCTGGAAACTCTGTTGGTTTTACCCATTCTGTTTGTGCCTTAAATATAAGTGGTTTCATTACTTATCCTCCTTTAAATTTTTAAGTTTATAATCATAGCTACCTTTTTCATGTTCGTCGGTAATCCATTTAGCTGAATTTTCTACTGAATATATTTTGCTGCTTACTAATCTATTAATTAAATTTTTGCTTGGATCAACTCCCATGGACGCATCAAACATTTTAAGTCTATTATTAGGCTGTATAGCAAAATTACCATCTTCTAATTCAAGTACATGACCACACTTATGTTGATCTGGTTTTTCAGCATAACCAAAATTTAATTCATTAAAGTCGCCTGCGCACCAATCTATTGTAAAAAGATATTTACCCTTACGTTTTATCTTACGTCTTGATGTATATTGCATAGTTGCTCCAGCTAATTCATAGAAAGTTGTAACACTGACATTATAACTAAAACTATCCCACATAACTAATTCATCTAATGGTAATTCTTTTACACCTGGTTTTGTACAGAAAGCTGATATAGGTGCTCGCCACCATAACCCACCATCTTCCATTAAAAAATGAAACATAGGTACTCTGTTTGGAATAGAACTAAAACCAAATACTCCTACTTCAAAATATTTATCGTGAGAATCTTTTTGATCTCTAAGATAATTTCCTCTAACGCAGCATTCTATTACCGGTATGTTTGCATTTAAATAAGCCATTATTGATAGTCCCTTTGTTTAATCATTTCTAAGTAATGTATTGCTTTATCTATATCTTTTACCCCACCTTTTTCAGTGTGCCTACAGACATATTTAATAACTGAACCTTCCGCAAAAAGTATTTTATTTGCATTTATAAATTCTGCAGGTTGTATTTCCATATACATATAGTGGGATCCTTCTACTTGTTTTAAGTAAGGATTTTCTGGTTCTGGCGTGTCATCGGACATTCTATTTTTTTTCATATCTTAAACTCCTTGGATTTATTGTTTGATTTAATTAAATAAAGATTTTGAGAACTTCTAGTTGCACCAACATACCAAACTCTATACTCCTCATCTTGTTTTTCAGGTGATTTTTGAGCACCTTTTAATGTATTGGTGGTTTGATTTAAAAATAAAACTACATTAGTTGCTTCTCCTCCCTTAGCTCCATGAATAGTAGAAACTTTTATTCTTGGATCTGTAGTTAGATCTTCGCCATTGGTAAGCATTGCATCAAGATATTCTAGTTGCGTTGGAGAAACTTTAGTAAAAGCTTTTTGCCAAGGAAGAGTAAGGTCCTCTTCATTCATTCTCTCTAAAACTCTTTTTGATTGTATCTCTGGAACTTCTTCGTCATTTCTCATTTTATTCCATACTTGTATATCTTCATGTAAAGATTTGCCAATACTATTACCTTGTGCAGTTTGAAAAAATAAACCCTGACGTTTTAAAAAAGGAAGAATAGGTTTTAGTAATGAGTTAGTCCTTGTTAAAATTAACCAGTCTCCTTTGTTCATATCAATGTCAGATAATTTAAACCTTTCAATTACTTCACCACGTTCTTGTTTGGGTAAATAATCTTTTTGAATTCTATTAACACCTACCCTTGTAATAATATCTAAAGCTTTTGTTTGTATATCAATTGGTACTCTTTGAGATTTAGTTAATCTAACCTCACTTCCTTGCCATAATTGAAATGATTTAACATCAGCGCCCGCCCATCCAAAAATAGCTTGATCATCATCTCCAGCAATCCATACTCTAGGATTAGCAGACGCACTGTCTCTCATTATTTTATCTAACATGTCCCATTGCAGCTTAGATAAATCCTGAGCTTCATCGACAATAATGACTTGAAAACCTTTAGTGTCTTCAGCTTTTAAAAACTTTTCAATCATATCATTAAAATCTATTAAACCATAAGTAGTTTTAAAACTTTCAATTTCTTTAGCGATAGCATCAAGTTTAAATCGTTCTACCCAAGTTAAATGTTCATTACGATCAAACTGTTCAATTGGAGTAATTTGTCTAACTCTAGCTAAGTTAATTAAACTTAAATATTCACTGTCAGATGAAAAGATTCCATTCCATTGATTTGTTTCATGGCTGGCATATTTAATTTGAATTCCAGAAGTTTCGCCTATTTTTTTATAGTGTTCTTCCTGCATTACATTTTCTTCTTTTAAACCTAATTGATTAAAAGCAAATGAATGAAGTGTTTGAAAATAAGGTAT